CCGTGCCGAGCTTCATCACGGCGGCGCCCGAGATTCGCGAGCAATACTGCAACGGCATGGGGCCAGCGGGTAAGGGCTGGCTGGTGCCCGATACGATATACCTGCTCGATTGCGGAATTATCGGGGATATCCACGACTGGATGTATACATTCGGCGCTGACGAGGGCGTGAGCAAAACCGATGCCGATGAAATCTTCCGGCAGAACCTTGAAACGTACATTCGCGCGAAATCCAACTGGTTCACGCGCCCGCTACGGCTACGGCGGGCCAGAACTTACTACCTCGCCGTCAGCGCGCTGGGCGCTAAACACTATCGGCAGAGGTGAGCATGGCGGCATTAGCAGCGGCGGCGATATCTATGGCGCGTGACGATGTGGCTGGGCGAATGGATGCGGCAATGCGCAACTGGGCGAGGGTTTACGCCCGCTGGGATGGCCCGCGCTGCGTGACCTCGGCAGAGATACTGCATCGGCAAGTCGCGCCGAGCGCTGAACCCACGCCAAATGATGCCCGCGCGGCTGAAGCCGAGCGAGCGCTGCGGGTACTGAAGAACGCCAGCGGCTACCGGCTCACCTACTGGCGGGTGCTGATGACGCGGTATCGGTCGAATATGGTCACCGAGCAAGCATGCAAGCGGCTCAAGATGTCGGATCGAATGTACCGGCAGCGAATGCACGACGCGTACAGGTGGCTGGATGGGCGTTTGTCCAGCCTGGACGGATAACCACTGGAAACTTGCACAGGCGGCGTCACCCTGTTATGGTTTTTATGTAATAGTGGCGCTATTGCGCTGCGAATCTTTAATCACCGCCCGCGTGGCGGTTTTTTTATGGGCGAAACATATGAGCGATCTAGCCGACGAACTGGCTACCGATCCGCTATCGCGCGGCTATTCCGGCATGACCGACGCTGCCGCGTCCGCGAGTCTCAACGCCGTTGATCGGCCCGGACGGGTCAAAGCACTTGAGGTGAAACGCTACCTACAGCTCACAGGCGAATGGGCGGCGATTGCCGAAGACGCAAACACGCACCCGACACGCGGAACCAAGTTGTCCTGTCGGGCGATAGTGGATGCGCTCGCGGACTTTGAGACATTCGACTTGCAGGATGCGCAGATACGAGGCGTGATTACGGCGGCGCTGGAGGCGTTACAGGTGACGGGCGGCACCGGGCACCTTGACGACGCGCAAACTGCTGAGATTCTCGCGTTGGAAAACAATCGGCAGACGCGGGCGCAGGAGTTGGGGTTGGGGGTCGTGCATGTGGGCGACGTTGAATATGCGAGGTCGCTCTAATGGCTATCAGCACCAACGCAGGAATACTGTTTTTTGGTACGCAAGACGAGGTGACGAGCGGCACGCCCGCGACTATCGCGAGCAACGCGTATGGTAAAGCGGACCAGGGTGCGTCAGTTAACTGGACGAATGACGACGACGCACCACACGCGAGCGCGGTTCTAAAGTGCCAGTTTGATACGACGATGCCGACAGTTGGGAGTATCGGTCTGTATGCACGCTTGCTTAACGTGCAAAGCACTAACGATGTTGAGGTGCCTGACGCGAATAATACTGTTGAGTTCGTAGGCGCGTTCAAGATCGACTTCGGCGTGGCTAATGACGTGGATTTTTACGCCGCCATTCCGTTCTTCAACCTGCCATGTATCACCGCGTCACAGGCAATTGATTGGTACATCCACAACCAAGGCACGAGTCAAACGATTGGCGTGTCGTGGCAGCTTTGGATAACGCCAATGGCATTTGGACCGCACGCGTAACCGATGGCTTTTCTGCACATACCAATTAGGTCAGGCGCGCGCGCACCGCAGCGCATTCAAGGCATCAACTGGGCGAGTCCGTTGGCGCGGGGGCTGGTTGCCGCGTGGTTCCCCGTAACGGGAAGTTTCCTAGGTGACATATCACGGCTATCGGGCGACCACGACACCGGCAATTCAATTCCGCCGACATACCTGAGCAATGGCTTACTTGGCGTTCAGCGACCGTCGGTGGGCAATGACGATATTTCGGCTGTTGGTGCGCCGTGGGACACGCCCAGCATTACCATCGCCGCGTGGGTGCAAACACCGACAGTGAGTGCCATAAAGGCAATATGCACGCGCGAGGCCGCTGGATTTGGCACTAGAATATTTCAGTTCCGGCTTAACGCCACTGGAACGCCACAATTTATCTCGAACATATCTGCCGCCCCGACGTCGATGGACGTGCGCACCGCGACGACACAGGTTGACGACGGGCATCCGCACCTCGTCGTGGCTACATTTGAAGACTCTGTGCGCACAGCTATATCGGTGGATGGGGTTGTCGAGAGCGAAACAAGCATAGGTGGCGCTCTAGCCCAAAATTCCAGCAACCCGCTGTCACTTCTGTTTCAAAACCGCACAAACTTTAATTTCTGGGATACCGGCCATGTAGGCGCTATTTTGATGTGGAACAGGGGCTTTGCCGATGCCGAGATAGCGGCACTTTACAGCCCACAAACACGCTGGGAAATAATCGACCAAGGCTACCGCTACATCAGCCTACCCGCAGCGGCGGGCGGTGGGGGCGTGCCGATATTTAATCACCACTATCGAACATCGCGGGCGGCATAGATGCAGTACCTGAAACAGTCAACCGCGAGCCAGTCTGTGTTGATAGGCCCGTTTGTCGATGACACCGACGGCACGACGGCAGAAACCGGCCTGAGTATCGCGAATACCGATGTGCGTGTGTCGAAGAATGGCGCGAATATCGCCGCGAAGAACAGCGGCGGCGGCACGCATGACGAGAACGGCTGGTATCAAATCACGCTAGACGCCACAGACACGGCGACAGTCGGCAGGCTGCAACTGCATTGCAAGATGACGGGCGCGCTGATGGTGTTTGCGGAATTCCAGGTGCTCGAAGAGGCGATATATGATGCGCTATTCGGCGCGAGCGCGGCGGGCTTCGACGCCAATGGCCGCGTAGACGTTGGCTCATGGCTTGGCACTGCGGTCACAACCAGCGCGACGACGAGCCTGCCCGAAGTGGACGCAAAGAGCATCAGCGACAACGCCGCAGCGGCTGATAACGTACAGGCGAACATTGGCAACCTTGATGCGCCGGTGAGCGCGGTGGACACGGTTGTTGACGCGATTCTGTTAGACACTGCCGAAATCGGCGCAGCAGGCGCGGGCTTGACGAATATCAATCTGCCGGATCAGACGATGGACATCACTGGCAATTTGTCAGGCACGGTGGGCGGCATCGCTGGCACTATTACGACACTGGACGCGCTCGACACCGCGCAGGACACGCAACACGCTAGCTCGCAAGCGGACATCGCCTTGTTGAATAATCTGTCTGCCGCAGATGTTAATGCGCAGGTGGATATCGCATTATCTGATATCCACCTTGACCACCTGTTGGCGGCAGACTACGACCCAGCATCGAAGCCCGGCACGTCAACGGCGCTGCTTAACGAGCTAGTCGAAAGCGATGGCGGCGTGTCGCGATTCACCGTGAACGCACTTGAAAATGGTCCAAGCGGCAGCGGCGCAAGCGCATCAGCAATAGCCGATGCGGTCTGGGACGAGAACATAATCGCCGCACACAACGCGGCAGACACGGCGGGTAAGATTGTGGGCGACAACATGGACGCGGCTGTCACGTCGCGACTCGCGCCAACCACCGCAGGCCGCACGCTGGACGTATCCACAGGCGGGGAGGCGGGCATCGACTGGGCGAACGTGGGTAGCCCCACTGAATCGGTCACGCTCTCGGGCACGACAGTCGGCACGACCACGGCAAACACCGATATGCGCGGCACAGATAGCGCATACACCGGCACGCCGCCCACCGTTGGAGCCATCGCTGATGCGGTATGGGACGAGGCACAGGCCGATCACACCACCGGCACCACGTTCGGCGCGATTGCCACCGAGGTAGCGGACATTCTGGCAGACACGAGCACTGATGGCGTGGTTATCGCGTCTGGGCAAACTGTCGCAACAGCCACTGCCGTAGGCACGGTGACGGGTAACGTAGATGGCAGTGTCGCCAGCGTTACAGGCGCCGTTGGCTCCGTAGCCGCCGAGGTCAGCGCGGACGTGACCAAGATCAGCGGCAGCGCGACGGCGGCTGATAATCTGGAGGCGTCAGCGCTGGGTATCACGGTGGGCGCGGTGAACGACGGCAGCGCAACGACTACTGCGTTCGCGGCGGACGGATTCACCGAGGCGACCGACGATCACTTCAACGGGCGTATTGTCGTGTTCACGTCAGGCGCGCTCGCAGGCCAAGCCACAGATATCACTGACTATGCAGGCGGCACGCAGACGATCACGGTCACCGCGCTGACAGAGCCCCCGTCAGACAACGACACGTTCGTGATCGTGTGATGTGGCGTACACAGGCGCACAGAGAACACGTCTAGGGCTATACGGTGGCGCCAGGGGACTTTACGGGTCTTTTGCTGGCAAAGCACTGGCACCCGACACTGGGCCACATAATCCAGGCGAGATAACGCGCCTCGGATTGGCGGCAATAACGCGCGGGCTGTACAGCAGTTTTGCTGACAAGGCCGAGGCAGCGCCGCAGGTAACGGTCACCCCAGGGGGAGGCAGGCGCCGACGCTATGCCGGATACCCTCGACGGGTTTTGATCGACGGCAAACTCTACACAGTCAAAAGCGCCGAAGAAGAGCGGGAACTGCTCAGGCAATGGCGCGAGCGCTTATTGCGAGCGGCGCCCGATGAACTACCCAAAAGCGCGCGCATTACGGTTAAACGTATTGAGCGGAGACTGCTTGACGCAGATGACCGGGCATCCGATTGGCACCGTCAGTTAATGCAGCAGGACGAGGAATTGTTGGCGCTTTTATTTGGTTGACATTTCAAGAGATTGAGATTGAACAGCAATGGCAAACGGTAAAGCAGGTGCCCCGAAGGGCAATCAGAACGGTAAAGGCCGCTCAGGCACTCAGTGGAAGGATGCGATCCGCAAGGCTCTAGCCCGCGACAAGGGGTCATTAGAGCGGGTGGCGATAGCGCTCATCAAGGAGGCGGAAGATGGCAACATCGCCGCCATCAAGGAGATGGGCGACAGGCTCGACGGCAAGGCGGTCCAGCCTGTTATTGGCGAGTCCGACAACAAGCTAACGGTGGAGATATTGCGCTTTGCAAGTCCAGTTACCGAGTGACTGGGCGCCACGCGACTATCAATCCCCATTCTGGGCTGAGCTAGAGCAAGGCGCCAAGCGAGGCGTAGCGGTTTGGCACAGGCGCGGCGGCAAGGATTCGCTGGGCATCCACTGGACGACCGTGGCGGCAATGCAGCGGGTCGGCGTCTACTGGCACATGCTGCCCACCCAGGCGCAGGGCCGCAAGGTCGTGTGGGACGGCATCACAAAGGACGGGCGCAAGGTCATGGATGCGTGGCCAGATGAACTGGTGTCGCATCGCCGCAACGACGAGATGAAGCTGGAACTGGTCAATGGTTCAATGTGGCAGGTTGTCGGCTCTGATAACTACAACTCGCTGGTGGGGTCCAACCCGGTCGGTGTGGTGTTCAGTGAATACAGCATTGCAGACCCGGCAGCGTGGGACTTCATTCGCCCCATCCTCGCGGAAAATGGCGGCTGGGCTGTGTTTCTATACACGCCTCGCGGTCGCAACCACGGCTGGGACTTGTACGACATGGCCCGCAAAACGGGCGGCTGGGCATCAAGCCTGCTGACCGTGGAGGATTCCGGCGCGATTCCGCTCGATGTGATTGAGCAAGAGCGCGCGGCGGGGATGTCGGAAGAGATGATCCAGCAAGAGTTTTATTGTTCATTTGAGGCGCCGCTATTTGGTGCGTACTACGCGAAAGAGATGCAAGAGGCCGAGCCTCGCATTGCTGGCGTGCCCTACGACAGTGCTGTGCCGGTTGAGACGTGGTGGGATTTAGGGATAGGGGACGAAACAGCCATCTGGTTCGCGCAGCGAGTCGGCAAAGAAGTCCACCTCGTCGACTACCACGAGGCCAGCGGCGAGTCGCTCGCGTATTACGCCAGGGTGCTGCAAGAAAAGAGCTATGTGTACTCCGATCACTGCCTGCCGCATGACGTAGAGGCGCGCGAACTGGGTACTGGCAAGACGCGCAAGGCTGTGCTGGAGGCGCTCAATATCAAGCCTGTGGTTATCTCCAGGCATAGCGTTGAGGACCGCATCGAGGCTGTCCGTGCGATGCTGGGCAAATGCTGGTTTGACGCAGAGAAATGTGCGCGAGGTATCGAGGCACTGCGGCAGTACCGCCGCGAGTATGACGACAAGCACAAGACATTCAAATCCCGCCCTGTCCATGACTGGGCGAGTCACGGCGCCGATGCCTTCGGGTATGGCGCAATGCACGAGGGCGGCGGCGGTTCATTCGCGCCCATCAAATACGACAATCGCGGAATCAGATGACATTCGAAGAGAAACGCATGCTAGTGGAGGCCCGGAAGCGGATAGAGGCGCTGGAGGTCGCTGTGCGTGCGTTGGTGGCTCAACGCAGAGGCAGGCCAAGCAAGGCCCAAACGGACGCGCTAAAGGCATTTAATGAAGATTGACGACGCACAGCTAAGGTCTATCTGCGAGGCTGAGATTCGCTCCGCAACCGGATACGGTGACGGCGAACTGTCTCAAGACCGGGCGACCGCCATGAATCGCTACCTGGGGCAGCCGAGAGGCGACGAGGTCGAGGGCCGGTCTCAGCTAGTCACGCGCGAGATTCTCGATGCTGTCGAGTGGATCAAGCCGTCACTGATGCGGATATTCGCCAACGCCGACAACATCGTGGAGTTTGAGCCGACCGGGCCAGAGGATGAAGAACAGGCCAAGCTCGAATCCGACTTCATCAGCCACGCGTTCTGGGAGAAGAACAAGGGATTCTACAACCTGCTGACGTTCATCACGGACGGACTGCTTGGCAAGGTTGGCTGCCTCAAGATGACATGGGAGGACGGCGAAGAGGAGGTAGAAACCTACACCAACCTTGACCCGTTTGAACTGTCACAACTGGTTAACGATCCAGAGTACGCCCGCGACCTCATCGACGTTGACGAGGAATCCGGCGAGCTGCGGTTCAGTTGCAAGCCTCGATATGGCTGCCTTGTTATCGACCCGTGCCCGCCCGAAGAGACCGGCGTCAATCGTGATATGCGCTCGCCGTTCCCGCAGGACGCGACGTTCTTTTACCAGCGCAGCCGCAAGACCAAGTCCGAGCTACTGGGCGCGGGTTTCGATAAGGACAAGGTCGAGGCGTTGCCGTGGGGTAATGACGTCGACACATCCGAGCGACTGGCCCGCCGCGACAAGAGCGACGAGCAGGAGGCGCTGAGGTATGGCGCGCATGAATCCATGCGGTCTATTTGGATCACGGAATGCTATGTCCGCATCGACCGCGATGAAGACGGCTATGCCGAACTGCTGAAGGTCACGCTGGGCGGCAATGACGGCTCACAGAGCGCCGGGGGCGTGCTGCTGGACGTCGAGGACGTGGATAAGATCCCGTTTTACACGTTCAGCCCGATACTGCTCTCGCATAAGTTCCACGGCCTGTCCGTGGCTGACTTGCTGCTCGATATTGAAGAGACGCAGACAGCGTTGTTGCGCAATCAAATGGACAACGTGTACTTGACGAACAACCAGCGTCAAGTAGCAAATGAAAACGTCGAGATTGATGACCTGCTCACCAATCGCCCAGGCGGCATTGTCCGCACCAAGGGCAAGGGGCCAGTGGGCAACGACATCGCCCCGCTCATCACTGGCCAGATGGATCCGAATATCTGGAAGCTCCAGGAGAGCATGGACGCGCGCAAGCGCCAGCGTACTGGCGTGGGCGACGAGGTCGCGGCGCTCGATGTCAAGAGCATGGGCGAGATGAATACGGGCGTGGCCAGCCTGATGTTCGATGCTGCCCGGTCGAAGGTCGAGCTGATTGCTCGCATCGTGGCCGAGATTGGATTGCGTCCACTGTTTGAAGATGCGCGCGAGCTATACGCAAAGAACTTCAAGGGCGAGACCACGCGGCAGGTGCGCGGCCAGTGGGTGACGGTGAACCCGTCAGACTGGAAGCGCCGCCAGGATGTGACAGTCACGGTAGGGCTGGGTCACGCGTCCACTGAGCGGCGCCTGATGGCCTTGTCCGACACGATCCAAAAGCAGCAGTTAGCCGTTGAGTCTGGCGGGATGGGCTTACTCGTTACGCCCGAGAATATCCACGCGGCGCTGACTGACTACACCGAACTGCTTGGACTCCAGGCTGGCAAGTATTGGATGGACCCGGCGACCGCACAGCCGAAGCCCGCAGAAGGGCCAGACCCGGCGCTGTTGATACAGCAGCAGGCCGTGGAAGCTCAGCGCCAGCGCAATGATGTGGAGATGTACAAGGCTGACTTGAATAAGCAGGTCAAGGAGATGGAGGCGCAAATGCGTATGGCTGAATCTGAGGCCAAGCAGGAATCCGAGCATCTGCGCGAGCAACTCAAATTCATGGAGTCGCGTGCCAAGGCGGCAGAGGGTGAGGCCAAGCTGCAATTGGATGCCGAGATCGCGCAAAAGCAGATTGAGATCGACATGGCCAAGGTCACGCTGGAGTCGCAGAGCGACCAGATGCAGCGCGAGTTGGATATGTGGAAAACGATGGTTGAGATGAAAATGATGAACGGCGGCGGCGCATTTGACGAGGTGCAGGGCCGGATGGTGGACATCGCGCAGGCCACGCAAGCGGCAATGCAGGAGATGTCACAGAGTCACGCAGAAGAGACGCGCGGACTGTACGAAACTATCGTGTCGCTGAAAGAAGAGGCCAATGCACCGCGCAGGTTCACGCGTGACGCGTCCGGGTTGGTGGCATTTGTCAACGACAAGCCAGTGCATCGCGACGAGAGCGGCAGGGTGATCGGCGTTGGATGACGCCAAGCGCCGCAAAGAGCTGGCGCGCGCGGAACTGGCCAGCCACATTGCCGACAATCCTGTGTGGACCGAGTTGTGGGATGGCGAGATCCTCGACATCACCACGGCGTGGGTTAATTCAAGCGATGCCGACGAGCGCGAGCACTTGCATTCAGACATTAAGGGCCTCCAGCGTGTTAGGTCACGACTGGAGCGGATTATCTTGACTGGCGAACTTGCGCAGTCGCAATTGAACGAGGGTTCAAAATGAGCGAAGTATCATCGGAGTCTATTGCCGACCGAATCAGCGCGAGCATATCGCCAGAAGCACCCCAGGAGGTCGCTGAGGCCCCGCCAGTAGCGGCAGAGCCACCCCAGGAGCCTGTCGAGGCGGCAGAGGCGCCCACGGAAGCCACAGAGGCGCCAAAGGCGGGCCCAGAAGAGCAGACGCTCTCGACGCTGTCGGAGCTTGCTGAACATCTGGAGGTAGATCCAGCAGAACTGTATAATCTATCAGTGTCGGTGAATCAGGATGGCGAGGCGCTGCCGGTTACGCTGGGCGAGCTAAAAGACCGCTTCCAATCATCCGATCGGCTCGACAAGCAGGCCAAAGAGGCACAGGCCGCGCGCGAGGCATTCGAAGCCGAAACCACGCAAGCGCGCCAGAAATTTGAGCATGACGTGCGGGTCGCCGCCCGATTGGTGGATAACCTCAGCACCACGCTCACACAGGAGTACCAGTCAATCGACTGGCAAGGATTGCGGGAAGAAGACCCCGCAGGGTGGGCGGCAAAACGCCAGGAGTTTACCGAGAGGCAAGCTCAAATCCAAAGCGCACAGCGCGAGGTAGGCGAAGCCGCACACCGGCATCAGGCAGAGCAACAGATGCTGATGCAGCAACAGCAGGCGCAGACACTGGAGACAGAGCGCGCGGCGCTGTTAGATGCCATCCCCGAATGGCAGATGCCCGACAAAGCAAAGTCCGGTATGGACGACCTGCGCGGGTATTTGCGCGAGACGGGATGGACAGATGGAGAGATTGATAGCGCGAGCGATCATCGATCCATTGTTCTGGCACGCAAGGCCATGCTGTATGACCGAGAGGTCAAGACAGCAAACGCCGAGCAAAAGCGGGTTGTTCGTATTGGCAAGCGGCAGATAAAGCCAGGAGCCAAACAAGACCCGGCGCAATCTCAACGCGATGGAATCAAGGCCGAAATGGCCAGTTTTCGCAAGAGCGGCGGCAACGTAAAAGATGCAGCCGCACTCATCTCCAAATTAATCTGAGGCAAATACTATGGCAGTTCCTGCCGGTACATTCCAAACACACCAAGCCGTGGGCAACCGCGAAGACTTGTCCGATGTCATCTTCGACATCTCGCCGATGGACACCCCATTCCAGTCGAACGCTGGCCGAGGCAAGGCCGATGCGGTTCTGCACGAGTGGCAGACCGACTCACTCGATGCGGCGGTGACTACCAACGCACACATTGAAGGCGACGACACGGTATCGAACACCGCAGCGCCTACATCGAGACTGGCCAACCGCACGCAGATCATGAAGAAGTCTCCGCGCGTGGCTGGCACACAGCAGGCCGTTAACTCGGCAGGCCGTGGCAATGAGATGTCATACCAAATCGCCAAGCGTGGCCGCGAACTGAAGCGGGACTTGGAATCGACTTTGTTGGGCCTCCAGGCCGCAACGGCTGGCGCTGCTGCGTCTGCGCGGGTGATGGCGGGTTTCGCATCTTTTTGCTGGACGAACCAGACCAAGCTCACGGCATCCACTGCTGCGACCACGGTCACGGTTACGGCAGGCGCACCCACCACGGCACCGACTGCGGGCACGGCGGGCACGTTTGTTGAGCAGAACATCAAGGACTGCATCGGCTCTTGCTGGGATAACGGCGGCGATCCAACGCTCATCCTGACCGGGCGCACCGACAAGCAGCTGGCCTCGGCATTCTCGGGTATTGCTACGCAGTACAAAGAGAACAACACCGGGCCTGCTGCCATCATCGGCGCTGCTGACGTGTATGTGTCCGACTTCGGCACGCATCAAATCGTGGCTGACCGCTTCATGCCTGCGGGCAACGTCTACTGCATTGACCTGGAATATGTCGATGTGGCGTACCTGCGCGCGTTCGAGCAGACGGAACTGGCCAAGACTGGTGACTCTGATCGTCGTCAACTTCTGGTCGAAGCCACGTTGTGTGTGAAGGCGCCGGACTCTCACGGCAAAATCTACACCACGGGCGGCTAAACCTAATCGGCGGCGCTCAATCCTGGGCGCCGCCTGGAGGATTCAAATGAAGTCAATCAAGCACTCGCACCGCAGCACCAAGGCGCCGAAGATCAAGGGCGCCGGTAACTTCTCGAAAAAGAAGGGCAAGACACCCACGCATCACACGCACGGCGCCGGATCGAAGCGCACCAAGTGAAGCGGCTGATCGATTGGGATGCCGAGTCGCGTACTGCGACTTGGCATGAGTACGACTCGCTCACCGACACCACCACCATTGCCGACATTCAGGATGTCGAGCCGTTCATCGACCGCAACAAGGAACTGGCGAAGTCGGATGCATACCGCCGCAAGGGCATGAAGGAGAGTTGGCTGCACGCGGCATCGATACCCATCGGCGTGCAATACAAATGGCTCCAGGATTACGGTGTCGATATCTTCAACAAAGACCATCTGCCCAAGGTCAAACAACTACTGAACAGCGCCGAATGGAAATACTTGCGGACCACTACTGGCCGACTGTAGAGAAAGCCAAGGCACTGCTGGATGCACACGATCCAGCGGGTGCAGATCCAGTCATCACTGATGGCCTGCACGAGTGGCCGCAGAGCCTTGAATTGATGTTTCTGTTTGGGCGCATGCTGCGCGAAACGGACCACGCTGGGGCGGCACTAAACGTCTTTCGAGACCTGATGAACCGCGACCAGCGCTGGCAGTTCAAGGCATCGTATGCAAACTGCCTCAGCCAATTAGACAAGCCAGAGAAGGCCCTCGACGCACTGGAAGGATGCCCAGAGAACGCACACACGCTGTGCGCAGTATCCACTGCCTGGATCAACCTGGGCGACTATGACAAGGCCATTCACTTCGCCCGCCGCGCACTCGCCGACGGCTACATGCGCCAGCCTTACATCAACATGGCGTTTGCCTATCTCCACAAAGGCAACGACGCGCTGGGATACGACTACTACCGCCACGGTATGGGCAACATGACATGGCGCGAAGAACGCAATTATATTGGCGAGCCTGAATGGCAGGGCGAGGATTGCCGGTTGCTGGTCTATGGCGAGCAGGGCATAGGCGACCAGATTGTATGGCTGCGCAACATGGCCAAGCAAACCACGGTGCTGGATGTCCACCCGAAGATGCAGCGGCTATACGCCCGCAACTTCCCCGACATCGAAGTACATGGCGACTTCCGCAACTGGGACGTGGACTGGACGCCCGAGATTGACGCGTCCGTGTCGGTCTCCGCGATGCAGTGCCACGTAGACCAGCCGTGTGGGCCGTACCTCACCGCAGACCCCGACAAGGAACTGATGTGGAGCGCGCTGCTCGCTGATAAGGGCATACGCGTGGGCTTGTGCTGGACGGGCGGCAAGCTGCGCTCAGCATCCAGCGGACGCAAGGCGCACAGGCTTGAGCATTTTGCCCCGATATACGAGCAGATGCCCGTGGTTAGCCTGGAATACCGCAACCCTGGCGAACTGCCCGAGAACATCCACCACTGGTGCGAGACCGAGGGCGACCTGGAAGACATCGCCGCCATTATCGCGAGCCTCGATGTGGTGGTGGGTGTGGGGACGACTGCAATGCATCTGGCAGGCGCTCTGGGCGTGCCTGCGCTGATACTGAACCATGACCGGCCCCACTTCCATTACCGGGGCGAGGGGAGCCCGTACTGGGATACGTGGCGCCGCTTCGATACGGTCGAGGATATGGTCGGCGAACTGATGAAACTGGATCGTGCCGCGTGATTCGCGTATTTATTGGGTATGACCCGGTTGAGATTGAGGCGTACCACGTCCTGGCCGACAGCATCATTCGCCACGCGTCCGAGCCGGTCACGATTGCCCCGATAAACCGCCAGCTGTTGTCGAGAGGCTGGGATAATAACCAGTCCACTGACTTCGCCTTCGCACGCTTCATGGTGCCGAGCTTGTGTCACTTCGACGGCTGGGCCATTTGGCTCGATGCCGACATGTTGCTTCGCGCAGACATTGCCGAGCTTTGGGCGTTGCGCAACCCCGACAACGCCGTGCAGGTCGTGCCGAAGGACTTCTGGCCGCAGGATGGCACCAAGTTCCTGGGCAGGCCGCAACGCGCCTACCCAGCGCTGTCTGACGGCACCAACCGCAAGTTATGGTCGGCCATGATGCTGATGAACTGCGGCAAATGCGCGAAATTGACACGCGAATACGTGGAGGCGGCGCCGGGGCTTGAACTGCATCAGTTCAAGTGGCTCTGGCCCGAGGACATCGGCTACTTGCCCAACGGTTGGCAGCATGTGCCCGACCTGGACGCCCACGACGATGAGGCGAAACTAATTCATTGGACACTTGGCGGGCCGTGGTTCGACGAGACCAGAGAGGTTGATTATGCAGATGAATGGTTCGCAACTCGCGACCGTGTCGCCGGATTACCAGTCGCTGCTTCGGCAACAGCACATCGCGCAGCCTAACTGGGGCACGCACGGCCATAAATGGGCAAAGCACGTCGAGGCTATACATCAGGCTATCGGCGGCACAATTCTCGATTATGGCTGCGGCAAGGGCACGCTGGGTGAGGCATGCCGATATCCGCTGAACGAATACGATCCAGGCATCCCCGGCAAGGAAACCGCAGAGCCGTCAGACCTCGTCGTGTGCTGTGACGTGCTGGAGCATGTCGAAGACGATTACGTTGAAACGGTCCTGGCACACATTGCCGAAGTCACATTACAGATGGCGTTTATTGTCATTCACTGCGGCCCTGCGAATGCGGTGCTGCCCGATGGACGCAACGCGCATCTAATCCAGCAACCCGGTGACTGGTGGCTGATGGCGATGCAGCCGCATTTTAAGGTCAAGGAGTTTCGCGATATGGGATACGAGGTCGTGTTGACAGGGCTGCCCCGTGGCTAGCGGGCTATACGATGCCGTGATCAACGGCGCCGCTGGATTTAATCGCGGCCTGCTAAGCGGCCTCGATGTCGTGGCGAATCCCGTGGCCGGGTTGCTGAACACCGTTTCCCGCGCCGACGGAGGCGCTGGGCTGGGTATCAAGCCCAACCCCATGCAACGGGCAGGGCGCAGCCTTGGCATCGGCCAGGGCGGTTCTGAGGGCGCTGCATTCCTCGGTTCGATGGCGGGGCAAATTCCCGTGGCCTCGGATGTGATGGGCCTCGCACAAGATATTGAGGCGATGCGCTCAGGGGAGATGCCGGTGTCGCCGCTCACGGTGGGCTTGACAGGTATTGGCCTGCTGCCGTTTGTGCCGTCCGCCTCGCGGTTTCTCATGGATAAACTACCTGGAGGCCACGAACCGCGCGTAGGCGACCAATTTGGTGCCAACGAGCGGGGGATGCTCACCTACCACGGCACAAGCAAGGCGCCGACCGAGAACAACCCTCCAGTTACTCATAGCATCAATGACGCGGTACAGAAAAGAGGGGGCGGGTTGTGGTCGAAAAAGTTTGCCGCAGAGGTAGAGTCTCGCGCTTGGACTGGCCGCGCGGGCGTTGAATATGACCCGAGCACGGTTGTTAGGGCAAACTTAGAGGCGATTCCGCGCGCGCTAAAAAAGGATGGATGGACGATGAGGCACTCATCCACAGGCAGGAGCGGACGGCAATCAAGCAGGTATCTTGTGTCTCCAAGCGGGGACTTCGAGGTAAGGCTTAGTGACCACAAACTGCCTCGGAGTCGTGGCGGGGTTCCGCGCGGGCAATACTGGGACGAAGATATAGTGCTGAACGGCACGGAGGACCCCGCAGACGTGCTTGAACAGATCCGCGCGCTGGGGCGCGAATACGCGGAGTGACATCCATGCCGCCTCACAAAAAGACTAGAGCGCCAGCAAATGCTGATACCCATTAACATCACAGGCATTGCCAACATAGTTGGGCGCAATTGATGCCGACGCAAGCCAATATCATCGACATATTCCGACAAGCCAATTCAGCGGCAGGCGGCATCAACGCGTCTATTGCTCGGCTGGGGGATTCCGTTATCGGCAATCCGGTAGCCAAGGCCGCGGCTCAAGCCGCAGCGCAGGCGAAGGCACGCGCAACTTTGTGCTGTTTGACCCATCCATTGCATCAATCATTGGCCGTAATGGCTTACTGGCGAAATAATGGCAGTTACTAGTTACTCAACGCTGAAAACCGAGATCGCAAACTGGGTTGATCGGGACGACCTGACCGACCATCTCGACACGTTCATCGATTTGACCGAGGCCGACATCAATCGGCGCTTGCGCATCCAGCCGATGGAGACGGTCTTTTCTGGCTCTATCGCGTCGGGTGTGTTTGCCCTGCCGTCTGGCTACCGCGAGACGCTGGTGATGTACCACGCAGACTTGGCTGGTGGCGAGATAGAGACAAAGCCGCTTGACTGGTTAATTCGCCAGTATCCGACACGGTCGAGTTCTGGTCGCCCATACTTTGCGGCGCGCGCTGGGTCCAACTTTGAATTCGGGCCATACCCTGATTCGACCTATGCACTGTCAGGCATCTACTACAAAGCATTCGACGCGCTCTCGTCATCGAACGAAACCAACTGGCTGACCACAGACGCGCCTGACCTGCTGTTGTATGGGTGTTTAGTGCAGGCCGAGGCGTTTGGGTGGAATGACGCCCGCTTGCCCATGATAAAGGGCGCATACGAGCAAGCGCTTGACCACATCGCGACCGAAGACACGCGCCAGCGAACAGGCAGAGCGCCCAGGATGACCGCGCAATGATTGGCGAGTGGCTGCCCGACCTGCCTGACCTGAATAACCCAGGCGTGACCGTGGCGCGTAATGTATTGCCGGCGCAGGCGAGTTACTTGCCCTGGCCCGCAATGCAAGCCTACTCGACCGCCATCGACGCACGGTGTAGGGGCGCTGTGTACGCCCGTGACAAGGACGGCAACGTCTACGTGTACGCAGGGGACGCAGCGAAGCTCTACGGCCTGTCAGGCACATCATTTTCTGATTACTCCAAGGGAGGCGGCTATGCGCTCGCGGCCACGGAGAATTGGGAGTTCGCCAAGTGGGGCGAGGACATCCTTGCTGCGGGCGGCGTGAACGGCGCGGCGACCAATAACATCCAGACGCTGACGATGGGTGGCTCTACATTTGCCGACTTATCGGGTAGCCCGCCACAGGCCCGACACATTGCAGTTGTGCGTGATTTTGTTGTTGTGGGCAATACCCACGACTCCACCGACGGCAACGTGCCCAACCGTGTCCGCTGGAGCGGCATCAACGACAACACCGCCTGGGCTATCTCAGCCACGACGCAAGCGGATAAGGAAGACCTACCCACGGGCGGCTGGGTTCAGCGTGTTGTGGGCGGTGAATATGGCGTTGTCTTCCAGGAATTCTCAATCCGGCGCATGAGCTATGTCGGGTCTCCCGTGGTCTGGCAGTTTGACGAAGTGTTGCCTGGACGTGGAACGCCATGCCCTGGGTCGGTTGCCCAGTTTGGCGACATGATTTTCTATCTGTCGCAGGACGGTTTCGAGGTGCTGATCAACGGCACCCGCTCAGAGGCTATCGGCGCGCAAAAGATAGACCGCGAGTTCTGGGCCTCGTTTGACTCAAACCATACCGACCGCGTGACTGCGACAATCGACCCGGTCAACCAGCGGGTGTACTGGGCTTATCCAGAATCGGGCAACACAGACGGCGAACCCAATCGCCTACTCTGCTATGACTGGTCAGTGCGGCGCTGGACGGACAGCGCGCAGAGCGCGCAGCGACTTTTTGTCGCAGCCACGTCCGGCACGACGCTCGACAACATGGATGCATCTATCGCGGCGACCGCCTCGGAGATAGCGACCAATGGCGCATTTGCCACGGACTCCGACTGGACAAAGGGCACTGGCTGGACAATTGGGTCAGGCACGGCCACGCATGCAGCAGGCACGGCCTCTGAACTGTCGCAGGACATCACCGCCAGCCAGGGCACAGGGTATTACGTCACGTTCACTGTATCGGGCCGCACGGCGGGCTCTGTCACGGTCGATGTGGGCGGCACATCCGGCACGGCACGCAGTACCAACGCGACATTCACGGAAACCATTCACGGCGGCAGTGCAGACACTGAGATCGCATTTTCTGCGACATCGGACTTTGACGGGTCTATCGATGACGTGTCGGTCAAGAATGTCTCGATGGATTCAGTATCAGAACCGCTCGACTCTCGCACATGGCAGGGTGGATCGGCCCAGGTCGGCGCATTCGACACTGACAACAAGCTCGCATTTAATACCGGCTCAGCCCTCGCGGGCGTCGTGGAGACCGGAGAGCAAGGCGGTAACGATAGGACGCGCCTACGGGCCGTCAGGGCGCTTGTGGATGGTGGCGCAACCACGGTGCAGGTCGGCACGCGAGATAAGCAGGCCGATAGCGTCGAATGGACGGGCACCGCATCGCCTAACAGCAATGGGCTGGTGACCCGCCGCAGCAATGCGCGCTATCACCGATTTAGGCTAAACGTATCGGGCAGCTATGAGGTCGCGGGCGTCGAGGGCGTGGCGTCCAATGGTGGCACCCGGTGAGTATTCGAGCACTGCCGTCCTACTGGTCGTCGTGGGCAGATGCGGTTCGCTCGATTGCCCTGCAAGTGAATCAGATGATGGATGGACGATCCAATGGCGTGGGGGCGGTGACGCTGGATACATCGACAGCAATGACGACCGTCACTGATACCCGAGTGGCGGAGGATTCCATTATCGTACTGATGGCAACCACGGCGAACGCAGCAGCAGAATCACCCCACGTTGCCGTGTCGGCTGGCCAGTTTATTATTACGCATGCAAACAACGCGCAAGCAGACAGAACGTTTGGCTACTCCATACAGGGTTAGGGCGGGACGACCTGACGACTGGGCGGGCATACAGGAGTGGATTGCGAAGGCGCTCGACATCGGCAAGGAGTCGGCAACCGAAGCGGAATTGCAGGCGAGGCTAAACGAGCACACATGCCAGCTATGGGTGATTGAGGCCGACGCGCTGACCGGGTTCGCGGTGACCTACCTCGACGCCGGTACGTTTTACGTGTGGCTGGCAGGGGGGCGAAGCATGGACTGGATCCCAGATTTTATTGAATTCATGAGGCCCGTCGCGAAAAAGGCCGGCTGCACACATATCGCTTCTGCCGTTCGACCTGGACTGGTGGGCGGTCTTAAAGACATTGGCGCGAAAACCACGCATTATCGAATGGAGCTGGCTTTATGAGCTTTGGCAAACCTAAACCGGTTGCACAGCAGACCGTGACGCAGACGAACGCACCGCCCGCATGGCTTAGTCCGTACCTAAAGGAAAGCGCAGGCGAGGCACAGGTGCTATACAACGCCGGCGCACCGCAGATGTACCAAGGGCAGACGGTGACGCCCTTCTCCGGCCAGACTCAAGACGCGCTCGGTATGTCCGAGGACTTGGCTCGCTCAGGTGCTGCGGTGAACCCTGCGTTACAGCAGCACTCGGCAACGCTTAACGGCGACTACTTGCACGGCGGTGCGGGGTTCAACTCAGCGCTAGACGCAGCCAAGAACCAGATTATTCCCGACGTGCAAAGCATGTTCTCTCGCGCTGGTCGCAGTCAGTCCGGACTTGCTCAAGGCGAAATGGCTGGGCGCATCGGTGACGCATTCGCCGGGCTCTACAACCAGGAGCGCGGGCGTCAGATGCAATCGCTCGGCATGTCTCCGCAAATGGCCCAACTGGCTAGCCAGCCAGCGCAGCAACTTGCCGGCGTCGGCGCTGCTTACGAGGGCATGGATCAACAGTTGCTGAACGACAAGATTCAGCGTTTCGAGTATGAGCAGAACGCGCCGCAAATGCAGCTTGATAACTACATCGCGCGGCTAGGTGGTGTCGCTCCGTTCGCCGGGGGCACTCAGTCTAAGCAGACACCGATATACCAGAATAAGTCGAACAACTTTCTCGGCACGGCTTTGGGGCTCGGTGGGCTTATGTTCGGCGGCGCTCCGTTTTCGGCAACGGGCGGCGGACTGATGGGGTTACTGAAGCCATGACAATGATGCCAGTGGACAAGGGCGTGCCAAATATCGCCATTAACTACGAGCAAGGCGGAATGCAGGGTTTGCTGGGCGGCGCGATTAACCCGCTATTCCAGATGGGGATGGGCCTGCTCTCGCAGGGCGGTTACTCCACGATGCCAACGACTCTCGGCCAAGGGCTCCAAGCGGGCATGCAGAACATGCAGCAAGCCTCGCGCTATCAAGACCAGAAGACCTACGCCGATGAGCGTCTCCAGATGGAGCGCGAGCGCGTGAACATGGAAAAGCGGCAGGCGCTGATGCAGGCGAAGGTTCGCGAGCAGCAGGCCGCAGCACTGGCCACGATGAGCGACCCGAAGATACGGCAGCTAATGGCTGCGGACCCGACGGGCAAGCTCGCGCAGGAGTACATGAAGAACAACGGCACGGCGGGGCTGTTCCAAGGCACCGGGATGGATGCTCAGGCGTCTAACGCGGTAATCCAGAGTCGTGTTGCGCAATTTAAGCAGAGCAACCCTGGCGCGACCCCGGAGCAGGTACAGGGATATCAGCGGCAGCTGATGACAGCGCTGGCCGAGCGTCAGATGATGAAGCCACAAGTGGGCGGCATGGATCCGGTGACGGGGCAACCGATCATAATTCCTGCGCAGCCTTTGCCGCAGGGCTTGCTCGCGCCACAACAGCCGAGTCCGCAACAGCCCGCACCTTTACTGCCGAGTTCACAGCAAGGCAGCAACTTGCTGACGCCACCGACTGGCGGGCTGCGTCCCGGCGCGCGATTAACGTCGCAGCAGGTTATGGATGCCGGTCTCGCGCCGGGGGTGTATGTGCAAGGCAAGCATGCCCCCAAGAAGGTCGGGGATGTCGCAAAAAAGGGCGCAGAGATCCAATCTTTGGAGTCTGGCTTTGCGGCAATGAATCGCCTGATCGCCGCCGTGGAAGAGCATGGCACCGAGTCGATGGGAGGGCAGAGCAATGTAATGCTGAACGACTACGGTGATGTTCTGGCGGCGGTGGCGAAACTGCGCAACATGGGCGTAATTCAAAAGGACGAGGCAGAGCGCCTGGAAGCCCAACTTCCTAGCCCTGACCAGTGGACCCCAGACGGGGCGTTTGGCTACTCGCGATTGCTCCCGGTATACAAGGCGCAAGCCGAGAAGTTCAGGGAGGAAATTGTGCGGCGCTATAAGGCAAAGGGCGTTCCGTTACCTGCGGAGTTTTACATCAAATGAGCTATACCCGCGAACAACTAACTGCCGCGATTGAGCGGGCCAATGCGGAAGGAAACACGCAAGCCGCAAGCCAGTTGGCGGCGATGCTGCACCAAGTCGCGGCCCCGACCGCCCCGCCAGCCAGCAGTCCAGGGTTCGCGGATTACGCGCGCTCGGCGCTTAGTGGCATGTCGCTAGGATTTGGCGATGAGATCGGCGCGGGTGTGCTCGCAGGGTACGAGCATTT